CCCTGTAGGGCTAGGGAAGCCAAGGAAAAGAACGTAAATACTTTATCGCCATCGGTCTTAAACCATGTCCAGAAAGTCATTAATAATACTCCCTGCGCCTTGACGATTTAAAATACTTAATCGGCTCTGGCTCATCGGTAGGCAATCTTAAAAATCCACCTTGTCGAAATCTCAATAGTGCCAGTGTCATAGCATCCACTTGGTCATCGTTACGTCCACTAGGGAAGTCCTGACACTGCATAATTACTTCACGAGCCCAGCGTCTATCCGGTGCCCAGACTATTCCTGAACTGAACAAATCAGATACTGCATTGACCCTCGCGATCTTATCAGAACCACGCGATGGTGTAAACTCCGAAACAGGTAGCCCCAGTTTGCGCATCTCTTGGTATAGCGCCGCCCCAGAAGATTTCTTCTCTACGATGAAGCTATCGGGCTGCCACTCGGAATATTGTTTGTATACTAATTCTTTAAGTTCTGGAAATTCTAGGCGCTCATTAAAAGCGTCCAATAATATAATATTAAAATTATTAACTCTCTCGTTGAAGAATACTCCCCATACCTGAAGAGCATTAAAGTCCGCCAAGTTGTGCGCTTCTTGGGCGCTATCCAAGCTCATGATGATGAACTCGCATTGCGGGGGGCGTTCTTCAGCCCAAATTTGCCACCAGCCCTCTTTAATAAGAGCGCCTTCTTCAGACACGGGGTTCTGCATGTACTGCGACTGCCAGTATCGTGGGTCCATGCTGGCTTTCTTGGCCCACAGCTCATCCACGGACCAGAACTCAGGCCACAGGGACTTCTCATTCAAAACCGCAGGAAATTCAACGACTTCCCACTGATCCGCATCGTCGTTGCGGGTCATGTGGTCAATAATCTGGCCCGTAAGGTCAAGCCGGGACCACCGCGTCATTACTACGATGATCGCCCCACCGGGCATCAATCTCTGAATCGGCCCCGACTGAAACCACTCCCAAGCAGGGAGAAAAACTTCTGGACGATTCTGTTTTGCTTCCTGCTCTGAGTGTGGATCGTCAATGATAAAGAGATCCGCCCCGCGCCCCGCGAGAGCGCCACCCACTCCGATGGCGAAATATTCTCCATTAAAGTTCGTACCCCACCTTGAAGCGCTCTTACTGTCTGCTTGGAGTTCAACTTGGGGGAAAATGTCTTTGTATAAGTCCGACGAGACAAGGTTGCGAACCCTCCGGCCAAAATTTACTGCTAGATCAGCAGTATGGGATGACATAATAATTTTTTTCTGGGGGAATTTACCCAGAAAATACGCTGGAGCGAGGTAACTAATCATCTCGCTTTTACCAAAACGCGGAGCGATATTTACTATTACCCGCTTTTTCTTGCCGTTACATATGTCTTCAAAAATATTAGCTAGTTTTCTATGATGCGGACCAATTTTATAGCCGGGGTAGACATGTAATATGAAATCCAAGAAGTTTTCCCGGCCGTTTTTCTTGGTTACCTCTGTTTGATAAGTCTTTAAAAGCTCAGCGACACGCCGTTTCTCTTTCTCTGCCATAGTTGGCAGAGATTTCTTAAGTTTATCAAGAGTTTCTGGGGTTATTTTAAGATTATTCATTAATATGTCTGTGCATTTCATTTTGTAAACAATGAATAGCGTAAGACAACTGAGATAATTTCATATTACTGGGTATAATAGTAAAGCATTCTCCATTTGGGGAGAAATAAACAGCACACATGGTCTCTATTTCGCCTTTTCTATGAGATTTCACCAACTTGTGAAAGAATATCCGGAACTCCCGGTCGTCCTGATTCTTCTCTTTCTTGGTCTTCGAGATTAACGGGACTACTTTCAGGGGTTTGTTCATGAGATTTGTCCTCCAAAACCTTATATTCTAGACCCTGTATAACCGTTATTAACTCTCGTTCGACTTCTTCGATAGGCTTTACCTTAAGAGTCATCTCTGTTCGGCGTTTGAAAGCATCAATACCATCCACTTCACCAAGTTTACTGAGCGCCGAGATTCTATCTTTGGCGCTTGTAGCGTTTTCTACTTCTAGCAATAGCTTATTAATTACGTAATTCTTTAATTCTGACAGTTCGTCAACCAATTGGACATTACTACGTTGGATCATGCCCGCCAAATAAGCCATAGTCGGATCAGAATACTTAGCAAAATCTGGTCTAAAATTAGGATCTTGGATCATTTTCTTAGCAAGTTCATGCGCGGCGTTTTTATCAGTCTGTTTGGGCTCTAAGGGCGCCGTTGTTAAGTCAGACAGTAGCTTTATTGTCCTAGCCCGCATCTCCAGTTCATCGAATGGGGTCAGCTCAGGCATGGCCTCCGTAGCTGACTTGGGCAGCGGGATGTCGTGGTCGATCTCGGGTATATAGAGTATGTCTTGCATAGTTAAATTAATATGGTAGCGGGGGCAGGATTTGAACCTACGGCCTTCGGAGTATGGGTCCGACGCTCTGCCAAGCTGAGCTACCCCGCAATAGATTAACTTATTTAATCTTGGATTCTACAATAACTTCTCCACGGAATACAGCCCTTTTATATTTTTTATAAACTTGGACTTCCACGAGTTCTGGCGGGTAATGCCGGCCTTGGCTGTCGAATTTAATTACCGCGAAACCCGACCGCCAATTTTTAGGCCGCCCCATTGTGTAACTGAAGGCTGGTGAATCGGGATCAGCGAAAACGCCGTGGTCAACGCCATAACATGTCTTGAAGAAGGTAGTTGTAGCAGTACGTTGCTGGGAATGTAGATGACCTGTGACGATTGTGGAAGCTGACCACAGCGAGTTATTATATGGCGCGTGGATACCACCTTTGAAGTTATGCATGACAAGTACGGGATAACCCGAATCTTCATTAATAATTCCTACGTAGGCCATCGGCCAATTCTTTAAATGATCTTGGATACGAAACCCCGGTACCCCGGCGAATTCGCTAGCCTCGGTTGCTAGTCTACGATCAAACCTAGTATCATGATTACCGGGCGAGAAGAATTTTTTGGCTTTAGGTGCTGCTCGTTCTATCTCTGCTAGTCTGGTTTTTACTTCATCGAGTTCTTGCAGCACTGTAGGAAGTTTTATAAAACCTAATGGCTCGTGTCTCGAAATCCCCGCCCCGTCGAACAAATCGCCATTGGCGCATATCAGTTTCAACTGAGGCCCCAGAGTCTTTGCTAAGCGGATTAACGCCTCATGAGCAATTGACGGTATATTTGGCCAGTAATGAGCATCTCCAAAAAAGAACGCGTAACCGTTTTTTACATCGAAAGATAAGCTTGGATTAAAGGGTTCTTGAGGGACTTGCCAGCCATATGTTTCAGTACCTTTTTTATCGGTTACTGTTGGCAGCGGGATATTATATTTCTTGGCTAAAATAGCCCTACGCAAATATACTTGTCTGTTGGTTATATTTAAATATTTTGAAACAAGCAAAGGAGATTTAAATTTATTCCACACCTCTATAAATTTTTCGTCTGATATATTATTGCGCATTATCTTCTCCTAGCTTTAAATGCTTTACGGGCGGCGATGAATAAGTATCTATTAGACATGCTATCTCCACGGCCCGCACCGCATCAGCTCCCATGTGCATCGCACCAAGTGCTGCCTTGGCGCCAGATCCAATCGCGTAAAATTCTTCCAGAATTTTATCCCCACGACACCACTTGTCATATTCAAATAGGCCATCGCGGCGTAAGACCAAAGCAGTAAAGTCGGCGTCTCCGTCTATTAAGCGGCTACTGGGCCGCTTACCCGTGCCATACCAGTCTAGAAAAATTAACCCCGAAGTACTGTCGCCAGCCAGAGCAATAATCGCTCCGTCCTTATTGTAGAGCTTTTCACATTTAAATTTTCTAGACCCCCCACCCTCTGTGTCTACAGATATTTGGGAGTCGGCCGCCAGTATATTAAATCTATACGCAATGGTGGTCATATTTTTAATATAGCATAGAAATATGATGGAACCATAAAGACCAAGGGGGTGTTTTCTAAAGTAGGGGGCCATTTGTGCTGAACCAAGCCGGGCCGGGGAGCAAGCATGCTTTCTCAATTTCGGGGTGGTCGGGGTCCGCCGTTCAAATTCCTACCGCATGGTAGGAAACTTGACTAATCCAACGAAATGTGAGACTATCTATCCACGCTGAAGGCTAGCCCTCCAGCGGCTGTTTAACAAGTTAGATCATCATCACCAACCAACTGGAGCATTACTCACATGGCTACAAACAAAGAGCTGAAGATTCTGGAAGCGGCGCCCGATAGTGTCCTGACACTCGCACAACGGGTATGCATGACGAGCCGCGTTGTCGACACCAATGTGCAGGCTGCCATTGACTTGGAGCTTGTCACGGTCACGGTCGAGGACGTGAAGCACGAAGCGAACGAAGATCGCGTGACGGAGTTCAAGGGCTACTGCGTGGCCTACTTCGCCAAGCACTTCTATAAGCCCGTGTTCTATGTCCTGACCAGCGAAGCGGACGGCACGATTGAACAGTGCGACGAGAGCCGCGAGGGCGCGACCTTTGTCAAGGTCGAGTATGCGGTCAGTCTGCCAAAGTCTGATCTCGGCAAGCTCAAAGGGCATCGCGACACGCCGAACACGATTCGATGGCTTGTCACGAAGGTCCGCGACGCAGCCAAGCTCTACGCAGACAATCGTTATTCAGAGTTGCAGTCAAGGGCAGCCAAGCTCGTCGCCACGGGTGTGACGCGCAACCCGCCGCGTGACTTCAAGACTTTCCTGAATGATGAGATCGAGCGGATCTTCAAGCGTGCCAAGAAAGACAACGTTTGCAGTGCGGCCGAGTTCCGCACGGCTGCCGAGTCTTTCCGGGCCGCAGTCCTGAAGTCCTAACCACCCGGGCGCGCGAGGATACTAAGCGCGCCTTCTTTTGGAGCAACTGACCGTGCGATACCGGATTAACCTAACAAAGCAAATTATCCTCGATACGCGCACAGCGTTCGGGTATGACTTTGGCAAGCCTGTCGAAGATCTTTCACA